TAATTGTTTATAAAAGCCAAGTTATATTTTCACTTTTACCATTTACCTCTACTGTATAAGGATTTTTTACATTTCCACTTACAACACCAGGAGTTTGGTAATCATTTTTTCTCATATTTCCTAGAGCCGCCTTAGCCCTATCTAGGGATTCTTGTTGAAATTTAAGAGAGGTATCCCTTAAAAACATGGCTATCCCAAAAGCCATCACTAAATCATCATTATACCCTACTTGAGCTTCAGGTCTACCATTTTTCCATATAAATACCCTCATTTCTTCTAAAAGTCTTCTGGAACGTATAGTAACACTTCTATCCCCTACAAATTCCCTAAACTTATTAATAATTAAGGGTCTAGTCCTCATTGACATAGTAAACCCAGGAGTCATTTGTGAAGCACCCTCATAAGTCTGAAGATATGATTCAGCTGTTAATTTATCAGATTTAGGAGAATAATATAAATTTCTATATTCTCTCTCATTTATTGCATCTATTGTGGCCCACCCTATATTAGCATTTTCAGGAGCTAACATAGCATTATTATACTCCGCAGCTAAACCTACTAAAAAATATCCAAATTCTTTAGGTGGTAATTGTCCCTTAAATTCCGCTACTTGAGTATTAGTAGCTATATCTATAACATGTGCAGTGGAAAAATCTTTACCATCACCCCTAGCTACATCCGCAGATATAAGATATTCACGAGAATAATCAGCTGCCTCCCATATCCATAAATTTTGATCTACTCCTCTTCTTTCTAGAGGTTCCTGTATAGTAGTTTCTTTTATAAATTCTATCCATTCATTATAAAATACAACGTCACCTGAGGTATTAAAATCACAATCACACTCTTGTGCAGCGATACGAGGGTCACCTAATAAATCATCTTGTCTGTCTCTCCATACTTGGTCTCTTTCAGGGTGTACCATCCATGGTAATCTAATGGGTAAGAATTCATTTTCTTTAGCCTCTGCTTTAGTCCACATTTTATGAAACCAATTACCCGTACCATTGGGTGTAGAAAGTACAATAGCACCTCCTCCAGTTGATAATGTTTGTTGCGCAGAAGCCCATATGTTATCAATGCCCTCAATAAATGCAGCTTCATCTACTACTAGCATAGATACTGCTTCTGATCTACCAGCATCGGAAGCAGCCGAAGTAGCCTTAATTTGTGAACCATTAACTAATCTAAGTGTTAATTTATTATTCTCTTCAGTGGCAATTTGTAACCAAGAAGGTAAATTATCATACATAAATTTAACCTTAGTTACTAGGTTTTTAGCTGTTTCTTGTTTTGTAGCTACACACAATACATTCTTACCCTCATGGAATAACATTAACCAAAGAGAATATCCTGCAGTTAAAGTTGAAATACCTAACTGCCTTGATTTTAATATTAATGAATAAGGATTATCCTTAAATAAATTTAATACTTTTTCTTGAAAGGGATATAATGTAAATAAAATTTTACCTCTTTGAGGATGTTGAATAAAACAGTATTTTTTCATAAAATGTACCGGATCCGTAGCACATTTTATATATTCTTGACGAATTATTTTTTTTAGATCCTGTGACATAATTTAGAGGAGAGCCTCAACCTCTTTCTTCATAGCGGTTAGCTCCTTTAATCTTTTTAGTAAATCTTCCTTTTCTTCACCCTCTGATTTTTTCCATTGATTTACTACTGTTTTCATTTCACGGGTGATTTTTCCTAATTCTCTGGCAAGTGAAGCAACAGAATCACTTTTAAGGTCAGATGCCTTAGGTTCCTCTTCTTGTTCACCCAAAGCTGCTTTTAATTTTTCAGCAGCTGCAGCAGCTCTTTCCAACTCATCCGCGGTTTTAGTGGCTTCTTCAGGAGATTGTTCAGATAAAATCTCAATTATTTCTTTTTTTATAATTTCCTTTAATTTAGGTTTTTGCATTGCCATGGTGAAGTTTATTTATAAATATTATGGAAATAATACTTCATTTATCTGCTTTAAACGTTGTTCTGTAGTCCCACTAATAGTAGTAAAATCCCGTATTTGATCCCTATATTCAAATAATAATTCCCTAATAGTATTATCTATTTTTTCTCTATATTCTTCATCTATAGTTCTAACACCATTATCCTCTATAACAGTACCTTCAGTAGAAACATAAAAAATATGATCATAATCCTCTAACATAGTAGAAGCAAAATCACAAAATTTCTTAGCATCATCTTCACTAATTGAATTAGCACATTTAGCAAATGCCATCACATCAATAATAGTTCTATCTGTAATTATATTTTCATTTAATAATTCACTAGCTCTCTCTGCTAAAAATATTGATTGACCCTTTACTGTAGAATCAGTATTTAATGGAATACCTAAATCCCTTAAATATTTAGATCGTTCAGTAGTAAATTTATAATCAATAAATTCTACTTCATACTCTAATGCCCTAACTAATGTAGTTTTACCTACAGACATTGTACCACATAATCCAATTTTCATATTATAATTTATGTTCTTGCACCAGACTGTTTACCTAAAGCTGTTTTATGGAAAGGAACACCCTTTCTTTCCCTCATTAACTCTTGATATTCCTCAAATCCATATTCTATACCATAAAGATAATAAGCTTTTCTTGCTCCTCCACGTCTTTCAATAGGTTCAATAGCAGGACCATCATATCTATGAAATTTAAAATTAGTATCTCCAGGTCCTTTAGCTAAATACATCCTTTGACCGTTAGATGTAATGGTTTTGTATTCAAATTTTTCGTCTGACATAATTTTAATTTAATAATGATTCTGCTATATAAATACCTTGTGCTCCTGAAACTGTAATACCCCTTGCAGATAGGGCATCTCCAGCGAAATGTACATTTTTAAA